CTTGAACTCCGTCAGAATCCAAAGCTATACCGTATCTTCTTGGTATATTATTGGAACCCTGTGTTATCTCTTCTGAGATTATTTGAATACTGTATCCTCCGTAAGTATTGGTGATCTGGGTAGTTTTGTTTTGGTTGTTTTGAACGAATGCATTTAATTGGTCTGAAGTGTCTTTTAGCGCACTCATCGTAGACTTAAGATCGTCCACTAGACCTTTTGGAGCGTTATTACAAGTCTCTAAATTATTTATAATTTGAGATATATCGTTCATTATAGTTTGGATATCGATGTAAATATCCGCTACTACAGAGCTCAATAATTTCAATAGTCCTGATATGGAATTAAGATCCTGTACTATGGTATCTATGAAATCGTTTATCTTTTTTAGGCTATCGCTGAATCTTACATTGATACCTACAACTGTGAATTCGTTAGGTATTGGTAAGCTCTTTAAAAATTCGGTGACTACTGTAAGAGTCTTAACCAAAGTTACTGCAATATTAACGTAGGACTGAGCCGCTCTAATAGTGGACAGTATTGCCTGACAGAATTTGGTTATCGCAGAAAGCTGTATTCTTATGGTTTGTAACATAGGAACTAACTTAGATAAGTCGTTACCTATGATAGAATTCAATTGCTTGAGCTGACTCTGTAATACAGAATTCGCAGCGTTGTTTATTACTTCTAAAGCAGGTCCAATTGCGTAATTGTAACTGGAATATATGTTTATTGACTGAATCTTTATGCAATGCGTTCTAGTATTATTAACAAAAAACATAATCTTTTGAACGTCGGATTGCTTCAAAGAAGGCAGATCTAATTTAGAAAAAAACGATTTTGCCTGATTCAAATATAGATTACTTACCAACAATACAGGGAACGCAGTCAATAGATCCTTATCTGCTATAGATCCCGCGTATTTTGTATTGAAAAAGAATGTCAATTGGTTTATAAGATCTACTATAATGCCTTCAGGATCTTGTAAGTCTTTAACGGGAATATCTCTGTTTTCTGACTTGATAAACTCGTCTATGGTAGATTGTATAACGTAGGATTGATATTGAAGAGCGTAAGCTTTCTTTACCAACTGAGAAGAATTTTCCTTTGGTGGAGAATTAGGATCGAACTTATACCCTTGAATGTTTCTCAATAGGTTAACTTGATAGGACAACAAAGAACACAAGTCCAAAGAAGATACCGTACCAACCACTCCCAATATACCAATGTCTGCAATTCTATCTTTAATTCCGGCAGTTTTATATTCTCCAGGAGATAGCACTTGAGTTCCATTGAATACTTGATCGATATTCTTTTTAAACTCGTCAACTTTCTCGTTAGACGTTTTGATAGCCCCTTCAAATATAGTTTTTATTGACATTATCCTAAGTTATTTTTTTGTACAAACACAACTTGAGATCTTGTAGAGTTCTGAATAGCGTTTCTTATTTGAGGTAATTTAAGTGCCAGTGAATTGGCCGGAGCACTTATATTAGTTCTTAAAGTAGAAGGGACAGAGTATTGAACGTCTTTAGCCTCTTCAAAAAATGTGGTCAAACTGTCTATCAATAACAATAGTTCGTTGACCAAAGTATCTCCCAATAATACAGGTTCTCCATTTTTGTCTGCATCCTTTTGGCCCAAACTTATGATTGGGGAGCTTATGGTCACTCTCGTTTTTGCATCTATATTAACTGTATTGATACTAGATAAACTGACTGCCTGTCTTCCAAATACGAACACAGAGTCTTTGTCGGCCAATAGAGTAACCCTATCGGAAGTTATAATGGCTTGATTGCCAGTGTATGGAAACTGTGGTGTATACATTATTGAATACTATTTAAAACTAAAGAATCCTGACTAGCAGCGTCTTGAGAATCGTTAGAGATTGGAGGTTGATAATAAGACGCGATAACATTTTGCTGTTCTATCTGTACGTTAACGTTATTGAAGGAGTCCAAAGGATACTCGGATATAGAATTTAATACTATCTTTTGGCCGGCTGTTAAATATATAGAAGTAGAATCGCTATTAATATCTTCTACAGTGGTAGCAAATTTGTCAACGGTATTGGAAACCTGACCCTGACCGTTCCTTATAATCATGATAGGATCTCCATTATTTCCAGCAGTAGACCAGTGATTAAACTGTCTCATAGATGGAGTGGTGGATCCAAATCTTATAGATTGTCCAAACCTTGATTCTATTAAAGTATCGCCTTCAAATGGAGTCAAAGACTTAATGTCCTTTTCTGCAAAAGAACCTTTTGGAAGTTCTACGTTGTCTGTTTGCGATTGTCCTGGGTAACTTGGCTTCTTTTTGTATTGAGATGTAAAGTTTGCCCATTCTTCCATATTTGGAAAGGCGTTATGATTCACTGAATTCCACACTTGAAAAGGAGGAAAATAGAACAATCGTTGGCTGTTAAAGTTATCGTTAAGTCCATGGAAAGGTCCTCTAGTAATAAAGACTATTTCTCCAATAACCGGTAGCTGTTTAATTACGCTAAATATGGGATAAGCCTCTTTAGAAACCGATCCCATAGATACGTTGTTTGGACTGTATAAGAATTCAAAGGATATCTTTCCTATATCGTCGTATGTGTTAAAATCTTCGTCTTTTATATTAGGATCTCCACTTTTGAATGGGCCCAATACAATATTTTTTACACGACCGATAATTATCTCGGAGCCTCCATCGTTGCTTTTAACTGACTGTGGATTATTCCATGCCATTACTTATCGGTTAATTGTTTTGTGCTTGTGCTTATGGTTGTAACTTCCTTCATTAATTGCTCGATGTCTTTCTCAGAAAGCAATCCTTCCATAACTTCTCCTTCTTTTGCAGTGGCTTGAGCGGCCTTTTGGAATAAACCAAGTAACTTAACCAAAACTTCGTCGTTCTTTAAACTAGAATCTATAAGACCTTTAATTTGGGGCATTAAAACTATTGCGTCTCCTGGGCCCTCTATCATGTCGGCTATTTCTTCTATTTTACTTTTTATAGCCGAATCTTGGTTGTGTTGTCTATTGTAGACCTCTTGTACAAGGTCAGATATTTTCTTACCCGGAAATATTTCCTTTTCTAATTCCATGATTTTGTTTAGATATAAATATCTTGATCGTGGTTTTCTATTTGATCCTGTAATATACTTAGGTAAATAGTTTTTAGCTTCTTTACTACCTTTGTTATGGTATTGGACTGAACTTCTGTAATCTCTTTTACATAGATAAATAAGGCCTTTTTATTGAATACGTCTATGTTTTCTCTCTTTTTAAAGATCTCCAAGATAGCGTCAGCTGCTTTGATTTCCTCTTCCTTTTCGAACAAATCCATTAAATTATCGTCTACGCACTTGATAAACTTTTCTATTACGCTTAGCCTGTCTATGGTCTCACTTTCAGGGTCCAATACTAAACTTTCGTGTGTACCGTCTTGATTGTCTATCTCCTCAACTTCTATTCTGGAGACCATTCTTTTGTAATTCTTTACGTTATAGATAATTAAATATCTCTTTGCAATTGTGCCAAAATAAGAGTAGGCTTTACCTTTGGACTGATCGTAAAGGTGCAATTTTTGCAACAAGAATGAGATAACCTCGTACTTCAAATCTTCTATATTGTCCACTTCGGTGTGATAAAACTTGAAAGTATGAATAATGTTTTCCGCCAATTTGTAGAACGCATTGTGGATCTCAGTATTATAGATCTTGTTTTTCTCGGCTTGACTTGGAGACAGTCTGTACCTTAGGATAGCTTCCTCGGTTTCAGAAGTAAAGTAGTTATTTTTTGTTTTCGTTTTTCTTTTCCTTGGAGCACCTTTCTTGGTAAGTCCTAAAAATTCTACCTCTTTTTCTTCAGCCATAATTTATTTTCTGCCAGTGAATTCTTGAACTCTTTTTTGGACTTGTTTGATTGTTTCAAAAAGCTGTAACAATTCTGGGTCTGATTGTACCCACATTGTCATGTCTATTTTATTTACTAATGCGTTGAACTCGTCCAACATTACAATTGTGTCGTTAACAAAAGAAGATTGGTTGATTACGATCTCTTCTAATTTTCTATTTTTCTCTAAAAGATTCCAGATGACGTATCCAATGATACCTCCAATCCATAGAACGATTGAAATAATTCCAATAATCATGATTAAATTTGTGTTTCTACCCTTGATGCCATTAGATCAGCTTGATGCAAGATATAAGGTAAATTGCTTTTGATCTCAGACTCAGGGCTATAGGTTATGTAATAAGATTTGTTAGATTCTTCGTACAATCCATCGTGTAATTTGATTGCCAAGAATTCGTTCTCACTAACAGGAATATTGGCTTGTTGTAAATAAAACAAACTTCTATCT